CATAAGCACCAGCCCCAGCAGACGCTGCGCCAGCGATGCCACCGATAACAGCAAGTGGAATACCCGCACGCGCATTCTGCGCACGAAATCTAGCGATACTAGACTCGAAGAGTCGTGCGTTAGCTGCCCGCGCCCCGAAAGCTCTGATGTTCAAAGCATCCATCTCACCTTGTTTTACTAGATCCAATTCCATAAACAATGGAGTCCCCATAGTTGGGTCTACACCGGCCGCAGCGAAGATAGCTTGCTGTTTTCCTAAGAGCAAGGCGTGACGCCGTCGCGCTTGCTTCTCCTCGAACGCTGCAACGTCGCGCTCCGCTTGCGCCTCGATTTCTTGCTGCTTTTGTACTGCTTTCTGAAGTTCCGATTGTTGTTGTAACGATTGGATAGTCGCATATGTCGAGATAGCGACTGCTACAACTGCTAGCGCAGCTAGAATGAAACCCATTATGTCCTCAACCGCGCGACATACGCGGTACCTTCAAAAGTCTCAACTGTCTTTATTGCACCATTGCGCGTAAACAAGTCAACCAAAGCTTGATTGTCACCGTGTACCATACCAACGAAATACTTCATTCTATGTTTTACAGCATCACTAAGTCTTGCTTTGTGAAGTCTGTCGGCTACGCCATAGCCACGCCATTCGTGGTGTACACCAATATTACGACCAACACAGGCTGTGTCCGCTAAATCGAATTGATAGATAGTGTAGCCAATTAATTTGTCTTTGTGTAATGCAACCAACGTCTTGTTGTCTTTAGTAAAGAATGCCAATGGCTCGTTAAGCCATTTAGTATCACAAACTTCTAGCAACACTAATAGATCACTATAGTCAGCTTGCATCATTGGCCTAATATGGATTTGATCTATTCTATCAGGTACGACAAATTGGTATCTGTAAACATCTTCCTTGGAACTAGTATAAGCCCTAGCGATACCACCCTCCGACGAGAATCCTAGCGAAGCTGCCCAATCCTGCGCTATCGTATCTTCCACTCTAACTACTAGTTCCAAACGATGTAGTTTGCAACTACGGACTGTATCGCGTATCACCGTGCGCACCATACGCGTAGTCCACACGGGCCACTTCTTTAATAAATCAGTGCAGAACGTAGTCCAACACAACCCAACGCCGCGCCATACTATCATAATACCAGCACTACCAATCACGTGACCGTCGTAGACGGCGGAGAACGCTGGACCTCGGCGCTCCTTATCATACGCGAGGAATGTACCGTCCTCTTCTTGAGTGTGCTCCGCGCGATATGGCACTAGCGTAGGCGTGCTAACCATGATCTCCAAACTCACATTCTCCATAGACTGCGAGTATAGTCATGGGATATGGCAGATTCTGTTTGAATGTGATGGCACCATCTAAACTAGATTCACCTTCCGCGCTCACGTCTTTATCACCTGTGAACAGTGCAAGCTCGCCGAGGCCCGTCGGCGTGTACTCAATATCCTGCCCATTGATTTGCCCACCCATAGTCTCGAATAGGCGCATCCATAACTTAATCCAATTACGCGGCAATCCCTCCACCATTTGTCCTTCTACCGCGGGACGCATGGTTTGTCCTTCGGAATCGTAATGCAGTCCTATTTCCGCTGTCAGTGTTGCTTCTTCCGTAAGCGTAACTTCCGCATTCGTAACAACTTTAGTACCGCGATACGCCCCATCGGTGATAACATCGACTGTCTCGCCTTCCAGATGCCCGAGGCCCGTGAGTACAGTTGTCGCCACGCCGCCGAGAGCGTATACCTTAGAACAATCAGTTTGACATGAAGTCCAGAGTCGCCCATCCAATTCACTAGCATTCTCCTCGAATAGTTCTATGTAACGCTTTATTTGTCCGTTTATAGTGCGCTTCACTATAGCGTAGACTTGATCTGAGCCTACTGCTTTTGGTATAGCGCATACTGCTTCAAAAGTCCCATTAGTTACTACCCGGGAGAAGCCTACCACTTTTTCGTGATGGTAATAAGTTAAAACTATTAGTTGGCCATCTTCCCGGACCCAATAGAGGCGTGGATGGAGACGCTTTTGATACGCCACAGGGCCTAACCTAATTCCACTCTTGGTAATGTGCTCCGAAGGTCCAGTGACTTCTAGTGCATCGAAGCCGTCTTCTTCAAGACTAAATGAAATTGCGAAAATCAAGCGCCTACTACGATCTACGAAAATGATGCGCCGACTTATGACGGTTGGTTGTATCGCTGCTGAACCATGCTGCGTTATACGCGATACATTGGGAATTACATCTCCACCCAACGGCTCGTTTTCGCGCCCTGCAATCACGCGATGCTCAGAGCCCCCAGCGCCAAGAAATAAGTCGATGTTGTCTGCCATCCACATGATCTGTGACAAGGTACGCGCAGCAATAGTATAATCTAGGGCGTCACTAGCGGCTGCGCCTATTCCATAATTAGTGAAATCATCGTTTCTAGACAACCAAAAAGATGTTTTTTGTTTCGGAGTAGATGCCTGGCCGAGGCGTCCCTGGAAAAATTCGCCAGTTCCCGGAAAGCCATTATCAACAGACCATGATGCCGTTTCCAATGTCCATGCACCTGCTGGCGCAGCTGCTGGATTAGTATCTGATGTACCAACCATTTCACTTTCTAGAATACCAGTGATGGAGGTAGCACTAGCAAAGAAAGTAATACGAACTAAGCCTCCATAAATAATAATAAATTTGTTCACATCCGTTGAGCGGAATGCGGCAACACCTGCTACTAATCCTACAAAGCTACCGGCAGGCCCTTTCTTATCTGGATCAAGCGTAGTTTGCGGAGATAATCTAAGCAGCCAAGAGCCGGCAGCTATAGGGTTTGTGTCGGGGAACGCATCTATGATATCAACCCGGACATGATCGTTAGGGGTCGCAGTGTCACCAGCCGAGGCGCCGAACGCGCTGATGATACCACGCGACGCTCCGAATATTATCTGACGTCCTACATCCGCGTTTAGGAATACGGCTGCGGATGCAGTGAATATCACGGATTGACCAGTGGTAGCCGATGGCGTTAGTGTAGCGGTGCCGCCGGATATATCTGTATCGTCTTCAAACGATGGCGAAGGATTATATTGCATGGGACTTATGTCCCACGATATGTCGGAGATCCTCGACAACAATTGTTGCTGCACTAGCTGATTAAAGAGAAATAGAACGTCTACCGACTCTGTATAATGGATTTCGCGAAGACGCGCCTCTGTATACGGTGATACTATTTCTATTGCAACATCATTGCTACGTAGCTCTACATCATCCCAATCGGCCTGTCCTGGGGGCAATGGATGTGGATCCAGTATGTCGTCACTAGCTAATTTTATCGAAATAAGGGTTGTAGGAGATATAATTTGGAAGGCATAGGACCCTGTTGTGACACCTACAACTAGCAAATCTGAACCACCGAGTGTAGATCCGACAAGTAATTGCAATGCTAGACCACCACCAAACGGTCCACCGGTATTAACTATAGTGAAACGTAACGTATACGATTTACCTGCTAAGACAGTTACACCTTGACGCAAAACAGCAGTGCCAAATGCTGCTCCTTTCGTAAATCGCGCTTTACCGTTGTTCCAAACTACATTACCACTACCAGAGATCGTTTTAACCCAATCTGCGAGATCAGTATCGAATGTACCGTTAGCTACTAAGTCAGAAGCGTCAACTATCTGTGCTTTATCTTTGATAAATCGGATATATCGATGACCGAACTCTAAAACATAATTGTTATCGGTATCCGGTTCGAATGGCAGCAAGATTGTGTCACGATTTGAATCTTTGCATTCTACAACAAAACGCAAGCCGGGGCGCCGCTCTAGCCCACCTTGACGTAACAATAGGTAGTTTTCAATCTTTCGACCGCCCTCGAAGTACGCGGCGAGGTCTGGTCTTCCTTCTATTAGCGGGGACAACTCACCCTTACTAAAGTTGGTCAGTAACCGTCGCGCTTTAGACAATTAACGTCCCCATAGTAGATCATCCACTTGATATGGTATAACTGTACCTTCCTGACCATCGACTGCTGCTGCCAACGGCAAGCCGATGTTAATTGCTTGCGATAGCAACGATTGAGACTTCGCCGCGTCCCTCCCGATAGCCATCGCCAACTTACTAGCAAGCCAAGTCGCTAGCATTTGGTAGAATAGATCATCCCATAGTAGTGGATTGTCGATATCTATCGAATACACTACTTTGACACTAGATTCATTCGATAGCAGCTTGCGTCCTTCGATAACGTAGCGCCCAGATAATTTCGTCCATAACCACGGCTCCACCGCGCTAACACTTATTTCGACGCCGTTGTATTCGCGTATTTTGAGGAAATTATCCGGCAGCGTATAAGCGAATGCGAATTCAAAGGCAGGTGCTGTGGCATCCTGCGCTAGCTCCAGCCGCGCGGCATTGAAGTTCCAATGGTGCGATCGTAGCGCGCTCCGGCGCAGCTTCACATAGAATGTCTTACACCAATTCGCGCGCACGTTGGGATCATCTATAGACGAGATACGTTCTTGTCCACATTGGCCTAGTGCGTCGTTTAGGAAGTCCGTTTCCGCACTCACTTAGCGTACTCCTTAGGAATATAGATAATGTCACGATTTACATGCGCCGCTTTTACGTAATCGTGTTGCAACGCCCATGCTTCTGACCAGCCCTGCGAGTAGCCATACTTCATCGATAGGCCCTTGTCCTCTAACATTACTACTGGTCGGTAACGTCTAACTGTAGCAATGGCACCCGCCATCGCCAACGGCTCATAACCCTCTATATCTAACTGGATCAAATCACACGCCTCGAGGCGTAGATCATCCAAGCGTAGCATACCAATCTCGTTGCCATCTGTTACACAACACGCCCCCATATTCCGTCGCCCCTCGGGATATTCCATAGATACGCGCTTAGTAGTATTGCCCAAAGCCATAGGATATTTGTGTATGCGACGGTCTGGACAATTCTGCGCTAAGCACTTGAAATTTGTTGGTTCTGGTTCGAATGTATAGATTTCGACGAATTTACCCATTAGATAACGCGGCCATACTCCCATGTTGCCACCTGCTTGTACTACTAGATCCCAATAGCGACAATGACGGAGCGCAACTTCGACGTCTACGACCTGTGAATGGACTACAGCAGCCGCGTCGGTATCGCACTCTGGCCATACGAATCCATTGACTGTCTTAAATCCAGTTGTCATGTACCCACCCATTCGCGAATGTATGCGGTTTAGGATCACCATGGAACACAACTATCGACGCTTCGCGGAATCCTTCCTGCATTTTATCTGCTTTGTACGAAGCAACACGGTAGTCCCACCAATCAATCTTGTCTACCCCTATTATGTAATTTACAACGTCTTGATCTCCATGAAAAGCACGCATAATTGCATCAGGGTTTCGTAGAAACGCTTCACGAATGCGTACGCCATAGCCCGCTGCGATTGACATTACAGAAGTATTACAACCAAAGGCCCATGGGTCTTTCCACGCGCAGAATGGACCATCGTAATCGAATAAGAAATCAATATTGCCAGTTATGACTATGTCTAAATCGAGGAATACGATGCGCTCCGCCGGCGGAAATAGTAGTAATTTATTCCACCACCCTGGGAACTCTTCCTTTGTGATACATTCAAATACGAATGATTGTGTCGTGTAACGTTGCAAACCATTTAGCAGCTTAGCAGGATACTCCGGTCCGTACTTATCGCCGACGCGCAGCGTTACTATCTTATTCATACTTTGCGTACACGCACGCGAGGCGTCTCGCTAGCAGCTTCGCGCACCGGCACTACGTTGGCGGGGCCAACGAATTCGCGTACTGACACGACGCCAATGTCGTCAACTAACACTGTTTCTACTGGCACGACATTTGGTAGCTCACCTACGAGGTAACGCACTGGTACCGTACCCACAGGTAACGTCGGATTAGTTACATCCTCACCTTGTAAGTTCACAGTTGCAAGACCTGCGGCAACAAGCTCTGCTTGCGCAGTCGCGCCGCTAACACCATCCATTACGGCTACGCCAGCGGCTACGAGATCGCGCTCGCTTTCTGCGAACGCCGCTTGTTGGTCTACTGCGGCAGCGCCGTCTGCGCCTGCCACGCTGGCGAATATAGCCG